TTTGCCACTGCAAGTGACGTGCTGGAAGCCCCGTGACTCAGACAAGCCCCGAAGATCACGTCGGCTACGATTGATGTACTAAGGTAATCAATATCGTAACTCGACTGAACTCTTGGGCTAAGTTGCATCGCCATATAAACCGCTTCCCGTTTGAACAGGGAAGCCGTCTCGTCGCCAGTACCGCCGTCGTCGTCCCAATCGGTTGAGACAAATGTGGGGACACCATAGACCATACCTACAGAACCAGATACATTCGGGTTCTGA